ATGGACTTACGAGAAGAGCCTACCTATACAATTATGGATGAATTATCTGCAGCCTCAAAGACTATGAAGAACATAGCAACATCATTAGTTACATAGAGAATAGCTAAGGTTGAGAATCCAATTCTCAATCTTATGGTGTTCTTTGTAAGAAAGGAGATAAACAATGCAAGAGTTGAACAGAGTTGTCTTGTTGCAAAACGGAAACTTTCGTATTGAAAGATATTGGTTGTCTGGTTGGGTGAAAATCTCAAACGGAACAGCCAGTGTCAAATTCATCTGGGGTTACACGGGAAAGGAAACCGAGGTAACTCAAACAAAAATCACTCCGAATTACACTTTTGAAGTAAAGGGGGCAAAATGAAAATGCGATGTCAGGTACTTATTACCCAGTGTTCGTGTGGTGGAATAGCACCTCCCACACTGCTCTGGGTTGCGGAAAACAACACAATCATTTCCGAGGGTTTATGCCTCGGTTGTAGTGCAAAAGTTACTGCGACTGTATCGTTTAAGTTTTTGAACGAAACAGTCCAGAAACTCCGAGGTGAGTCTGTGCCACTCAAACCACCACTCAAACCAATGCCTAAACTCCCCGTAATCTCTGACCACGATTGGTTGCGCCAATTGGGAATTGACGACAAGGAGCCACCCAATGCCCCGAAGAAGTAAAAAAGGCAAGCACAGAAAGGGTCGAAATTGTCATCACTTCCTCTACCCAAAAAGTAGAGGAGGTGACAACAGTCTCAGTAACCTTCTCTTGATTGATATTGAGAAGCATGAAGCATGGCATCGCTTGTTCAAGAATGCCACAGCAGATGAAGTCCTCAGCCTTCTTGAGAGGGTTGTGAGGGCAAAGAAACACCAAGGAGGGATCCACATCTCGGAGCTATCCGTTAAATAGTAAGGGAGCATGTCTCCCTTTTATTATTAAATTAATGTATAATATACAAATGGAAACAAAACCAACATTACCCGCATACATGACAAGTTCAGTAGACCCTGCAAAAGTGTCTGCTCGAATCAGTGGTGCGGTGATAGCAAGTTCAAGTATTATCATATTTTTAGCAGCACAGTTACTCAATATTAAATTAAATCCAGAAGACATTATCGGTCTTGCAACACAGATTGGTGCGGTGGGAGGTGCAATCGTCACAGTCAAAGGAATCATCATTTGGATTATGACAAAGTTTGGAAAGAAGGTATCATTTATTAATCAATAAACAATATGTCTGAATTTCCACAAATAAAAATAGAGCATAACATTGGCAACACAATCACGATACCAAATCAATTGGATGTCAAAGTTGCTACTTTTTTAAGTGATAACGCTTTAGCTGGATTGAACGGCTTGAATGGAGACAATTTTACAGATTTCACTTCAGGGAGTTCGATTCCGGTATTATTATCGAGTTTAGGATCAGAGAACGCTGAAATTGTCATTTCTTCAAGTCATACGACTACCAATCTTGTTGTTGGCACGACAATTCTTCCTCACTTTAGAGGGGATTCAGTTAAACAGTTGAATTACGACCAAGTTATTGTTTCCTGGTCTGCGACAAGTGGTGGAGCTTATTCAGTGCTTAGCACTTCAACATTTCAAGTTTCTCAGCAAAATACAGTAGTATTTCATCCTGCTGGACTTGTTACTTCTTTCTATAAACTTCAATGGAAAAATTCAATTACTGGAGATTTATCTAGTTATTCGGACCCAATTAGTGTTGATACTTATGATCCAAAATCAGTAGCTGAACTTATTTATCCAGTGCTTAGAGCGATGGGTGTTTCCGAAAATGACCCAAAAATAAATATCACATTCTGTCTATCTGCAATTGATGATGCTCGAAAATACACAGAAGGAAAATTATATGGTATCCGCCATGCGTGGCAAGAACAATTTGAATTTCCAATCGGAGTTCTCTCTGGAACAAATTATGTCGACCTACCTGATGACATTGACTTCAATGAAACGGATAGGTCGATGCTTGCAGCTAGATTCCTCATTGGAAATGTTTTGACACCATACAATTTGAGGTATATAGACAAGAGAACCTGGAATCAGGTTGCATGGTCAGTTATGGGCGGAAGTAATACAGTCACGGTTGCAATCAGTGCCTCAACAATAACCTTAGACAGTGTAGGAGATTTCAGTGGTTCATCATCAGGTGTTGCGTATGTGGCCACCACTGCATATTCACAAACTCTGATGCAGATTTCTTACACTGGGGTAGATTTAACAACTAATCAATTAACTGGAGTAACTGGGGTCACAAGGTCGATACCTGTTGGTACACAGGTGTGGTCAAATCCAACCATCTCTCAACCGGTTTACTACACGGTGTTTGAGAATAGGTTATATTTCGACCGAATCATTCCAGACTCGATGCAAGGAAACAATGTCTACATCGATTACTACAAGAAAATTGATAAAGTTGAGAATCTGTATCAAGTTATACCTGAGCATTATCGTGAGATATATAAATGGTATCTACGGTACGCAATAAAATATCGAAAAGATATTTCATTAGGTAGTAACGACCCTGATTTAAAGAAGTTTGAGGATTTAGTTCAAGCGGTATTCAACAACCTTTACACTGGGCAAGAAACGACAATTATTACAAGTTAATTATTAAAATAAGAATTATAAAATCATGGCATATTTAAACCCTTTAATCCCAAATGTCGATATTCAACAACAAGAAGCGACAGGGGATAGATTAATTACTTTCGGAACTATCAAATCAGGACCTCCTTACGCTGGAGCTGCTTACGCTGGTCTATTTGCTCTTGAGTGTGTACTTGAGAGTTTGGATGGTCTAGCTGTTTATCAGCAATCAGGAACAGTTGCTGTACCAGCATGGACTGCTCTTGGAAGCGGTGCTAACGGTGCGACTGGATACACTGGCACAACAGGATACACTGGTACAACTGGCTACACAGGATACACAGGTCCAACTGGATATACTGGATATACTGGATATACAGGTAGAACTGGATACACTGGATACACAGGCTACACTGGAGTTGGTACAACTGGCTACACAGGATACATAGGTCCAACTGGATTTACTGGTTATACTGGATACACTGGTGCTGGAAACTTCACAGGATTTACTGGATACACAGGTAGAACTGGATTCACTGGCTACACTGGACCTCAAGGTTCAGCTACTGGTTATACTGGTTATACAGGACCGAACATTGGTTCTGGTGTTAACTTTGGACCAGGAGCAGTTACTTCAATAACTGTAGTCAACGGAGTTGTGACTGCAATTTCTTAGTATTTCTATTCTCTCCCTACTGTACCCACAGGGAGAGGGTTAGGAGCATTAAAAAATATGTCAAAAAACCTACAAAATGTAAAAATACCTTATCCAACTGAAGGAGTTATTCGTTCTGCTCAACTTAATGATACTGTTTCACCTGAAAACTCAGTTCAACTTGCTATTAATATGAACTTTGACCGAGTTGGAGCGTGGCAAACACGACCAGGAGCACAGATTCTTTACACTGGTAGGAGTGGAAGTATTACCTCTTTTGGGACACTAAACATTCAAGGTGGAATAAAAAAACTATTTTCTCAAGTTGGTACTGATGTTTCAGTGTGGACTGGAAGTGCATGGTCATCAGTTCGAACCACTTCAGTTTCGACAAAGGCTAGATTTAGTCAGTGGTTGAATTACCTATATATGGTAAATGGTACTGATGCTCTTCAAGTATCGAATGGAGGTGCTTTTGCGGCAACTGCCGGATTTGTTCCAGCAACTACAATGCCAGTTGGACACTTTGTTCAAGCTGGATTTGATGGGCGTATCTGGGTTGGTAATAAAACCACTGATGCCTTATATTTTTCTGACATTGTTCAATTCACACCTCCTTCAACTTATTCAATTACTTATACCGCAACTAACTTTATATCGACCCTTTCCTCTCAAGATGGTGAATCAATGACTGGTCTTTTCCGAGTACCTCGAGCACTTTTAGTTTTTAAACAAAATCATATTTATCGAGTTTATAGTTCAACAAATGTCGACCCCTACCCAGCATACAATGTTGGAACATATTCTCAGGAATCAATTGTTCAAGCAAAAAATGGGTTATATTTTCATCACTCTTCTGGTTTTTATCAGTTCAATTATGACGGTCAACCAACTGAAATATCAAAGCGTGTTACTGATTTTGTTAAAGCTATTCCTCGTTCTGCATACGACAACATTGTAGGAATTTATGATGGATATGATGCTGTAAAGTGGTCAGTTGGACCTGTAACAGTTGAGGGTGTGACATACACAAATTGTCAGATGCGTTACACCATTTCTACTCAAGTGTGGACTATTTACGATTTCCCAAATAATACAATCACAGCTCTTACTCCATTCGATGACGGGACTACTCTTTATCAAGTTGTTGGAACATCAACTGGAAAGGTCGGTCAACTTGACTCAGGAAATGATGATTTTGGTATAGCTATTTATTACGACTTTATTGATAGATGGCGTTCATTTTTAGAAATGTATTCTAAGTCAAAGAAAATTAATGGAATGATGGTTTCTTCATACAACGGAGGCGGAGCACTTTTACAGTATCAAACACAGAAGGCGACAGTGAATGATTGGGAAGATATTGATACACTTGATGAAGAATATGACTCTCTGTTTCCAAATGCTAATACCAATGATTTCAGTATTATCCGTTTTAGACTTAGAGGAAGCACTAATGGAACAGCAATAGTTTTTTGTGGCATTGAGATACTTAGTCTACAAGATGAAGGTTTTAATAAAAATTAAATATGAACCTCACAGAATTACAATTGAATAGAAATCTTTATAAGACCGAACCTCAGACATCTGAGACACTTGGAGCTGGTGATGTTGCTTCAAATCTTTCTCCTACACCAAGTTCGGCCATAGCTTCTGGTAACTCAGTTACTGACATAAACACAAATGCAGAACAATTAAATGGAGAGGTTATCGCTCCTGGGTCAATTCCTGTTACGACATTCGATATTGCTGATTTAGGGTGGATACAAACCTGTGTGTTTTCAGTAACAGATGCTGATACTGTAGCGTGGACAAGTGGTGTGTTCACATCTGCTAAGGGAGTCTCTTACTCTATTTCTGCTGGTAATACAGGAAATATGACTGCTCAAAATTATATTTATTTAAATATAAACGCTTCCTTAACCGCTTATCAAGTTACCACTACTCAATCTAATATTATTGGTCCCGGAAAGGTTTTAATTGCTGTTGCTCAAAATGGAAGCGTAACCGCATCTTATGCTCTTACTCAAACTATTCAAGTAGTGGCAAATAATATTGTAGCGAATACACTTTCCGCTATTTCTGCCAACCTAGGTTCAATCACAGCTGGTGAAATAAATATCAATAATAACGCAATGATTGATTCTAGTGGATATGGAACATTCATAGGAATCGCTTCACTTAACTTGAAGGCTTACACAAACTTCGAAAACTCAGGACGTTTTGTTCTTACTGGGGCCACAGTCACTCCTACTTTCGGCAACAATGGAATGGTAGTTGCACCAGGAGCAGTGGCTACTAACTGGTCCCGTGCTCTTTGGTGGGTAACGAATTTTGTATTTAGTAATAGAGCTTCCTTCACTTGCGGATTTACAGCACTAAGTGGGTTCAGTGCCGGAGATGGGGTGGGGTTTGTTGGATTAGGTAATATGACAATGACTGGAAGTGGGGTTACAGAAACAGGGAAAAACTATTGTGGTTTTGAAATTAAAAAAAGTTCCGGTGTTACTACAATAATCGCAATTCAGTGTGATGGAGGTGGGACAGCTACTTTTTCCGGGACTTTAGTTACTGTAGTTGATAACGATACTGTAGAACTTTTTCTAAGAATAACTGCTACTGGAATTAACTACTACACCAGATTGAATGGAGGTAGTATTTCTTCGGTGACAACGCTTACAGCAACTGTACCTACAGGAGGGGAAAATAATGTCTGTTTTGAGACAACAAATAAGGGTAGTGCGAATAATTTTCAAATACAATATCAGTGTGCGGCCTATGAACATTAATAAAAAATGGTATTATAAATTAACAACAATAACATGTTTCCACAAGTAAACTTACAACCAGGTTCCAATAACACACAAGCGGTTAAACAGCTTCAAGATTACCTTGTGGCTAATGGATATATGACTCAGGCTCAAGTCAATACTGGCTATGGGACGTATGGACCACAAACTACTAAAGCGGTTGCGGCTCTACAACAGAGAACAGGAGTCAATAACTCAACTGGTGTAGGGTATTTTGGACCACGAACTATTGCAGCGATTTCAGGTCAACAGACTCAACCAAGTAATCCAGCTCCTATAGCTCCTCAAACTCAACCTCAAACCCAATCTCAACTTGATACTGAGTATTCATCCGCAGCGGCCGCACACCCAGCTCTTGTGGGAAACAGTCCAGAATCAATTACTTACGCAACAACCACAGGAGACTATAGTGCTCTAGTGAACAGTGCAGGTAAACCATTTAGCGATGCTGACCAAGCTAGTGCTTTAGCTCAAGGAACAGCAGCCGTTTCCCCTTTTTACCAAGCTGAACAAAAAAAAGAAACTGAAGATGCTAATGTTAAATTAGCTGGACAACAAGCTGAATATCAAAAGTACCTAGACGACCAAGCCACAAAATTTCAAACAGAAAAAACAAATCAAGACCAAACTGCCTCAAATCAAGGGGTTCTTTTCTCGGGTGGGCGTGTTCAAAAACTTCAACAATTAGGGGATACTTATACCAAAAATGATGCTTATGCTAGAACTAAGCAAGGAAATGAGATTGGAAACACTGCCCGAGATTTTGGTTATAAATTTGGAGATTCGGCTGCCAATGGTTTATCTCAATACTACAGTCTAGGAACTCAGAATTATAATCCTAATGTAACATCAGGAGGGGTAACTCCTGGAGGGCTTTCAAGTGTTTACAGTGCCAATCAAGGATTCCAAGGAACCCAAGTTAATGCAGCGAAAGTAGCAGGACAAAAGAGAGCGGCAGGATTATTAGCTAATAGGGGTAACAAATTAGTAGGTTCAGGTTACACTAATCAATTTTAATAACATGGCACCATTTAATTACAATTTCACACCAAACCCAAGAATATCAGACATCTTCAATTCTATGCGACCGAAGACAACTACTCCAATGCCCCTTTCTCCGGGTGGAAGTCCATTTTCTCCTGTGACAAGAACTTTACCAAATGGTGCTGGAACATATCAAAGTCCAGTTACTTGGCAACCTCAAGCTCCAGTAGTTCAGACTCCTCAAGCTCCAGTAGTTCAGACTCCTCAAGCTCCAGTAGTTCAGACTCCTCAAGCTCCTCAGGCTCCAGTTACCCCTACTCCTCAAGGTCTTGATTACAGTAAATATACTGACCCAATGACTGGAAAAGTTATGTCTCCTCAAGAATATGCAAATCATTTAGCACAAAAAGTCACAGGTGGGAGTGTGCCGGGATATGCAGGAGATGCTCTCACTCAAGGACCACAAACAACACAACAACTTACTTCAACCGCAACTGACTTAAACAATCAGAGAAATGATATAGCTACAGGAGAAAGTGATCCTTACAATGCAGGTTCTAAGTCAGGAATTGCGTATAGTCCAACTGATTTGGCTGCTATTGAAAAGGCTTATGCTGGAATCTATGACCCAGCTTTAAAAGATGTGTTTGCTAAACTTGATTTGAAACAAAAAGAAGATGCTTCTGCTTTAACATCAAAAAATAAACTTGCTGAAATGGCCCAACAGCATAAGTATGACGTTGCTTTAAAAGGAACTCCGACAGCGGCAGAAGCTGCAGCAGGTTTAAATGGTGGGACATATGTACTTGGTGCTAACCCTACTGCTGATGCTTTTATTTCTGGAATACAGAATGGAACATACAAGACATCGGATGTTCCAAAAGAATATAAAGGACTTGTGGCACAAGGAATGGCTTCACAAGGAAATCAATCGAGTGGAAAACCAACAACCACTGAAATTGGACTACAAACTCTTGATGTGGCAAGACGATTAAAAATAATGTTTGATGCTGGGAAGGGAACATCTGTTGTTGGTAAAAGTAGACTTTTTGGAGGAGGTTTTGCTACTCCAGGTAGTGATTCAGCGAACTTTAAAAATCTATTTGAAACCCTTATTGCCAATAAATCTCTTGAGGGTATTAAATTCTTGAAAGGACAAGGTTCAGTTTCTGATGCTGAAAGACTAACATTAAAAGCAGCAATGTCTGAACTTAATCTTAGTCAAAGTGATGGTGCTGAAGGAGAGTTCTCTAAGAGTCTACAAAGGATTATTGACAAATTAGAAGGAAATGTGGCTAGTAGTGATTCATCTAGTAATGTTCTTAGGGACCCTACTGGAACTCAAGAGGTTAATATTTCTGACCTAACACCTGAAGAACTTAAAGAAGCACAAGATGCAGGTTGGGTAAGTTTTAACTCAGTTGGAGGCGACACAAAGCAAGCCTCAAATAAGGGAATAGTTTTGGGTTATGATATCAACAGTTATGCAACTGACCCAACACACGAAAACAAAATCACAAATATTGTAAATAAAATGGGAAACATCGCAACATCAGCAGAGGCTCAGTCTTATATAGATACTGTAGCATCAAACAGTCCAGTAAGTGGACTTGACGTTATTTCCGCCTCTACCGCTTATGGAGTTCCACCAGCACTTATTCTAGCTATGATGCAACAAGATTCTTCTTTCGGAACCAAAGGAAAAGCAGTGCGAACAAAGAATCCTGGTAATGTAGGTAATACTGATAGTGGAGCGAGTGTTTTTCATGGATCGTGGAGAGAAGGAGTCTTTGCAGTAGCACGAAATTTATCCAAACGTAAAACAACATAATATGGCACTATCATTTCAAAATAAAATTAGACCAGTTCAAGGAGCGGCAACATCTACCCCACCAGTTCCAGGAGGATCTACAACTCCCACTGTTTCTTTTTCATCTAAAGTCCGGCCAATATCAACTCCTGTTGCTTCACAACCAGTAAGTACTCCACAAGAGGATACTGGTGTAGGTGGTTTTCTTAAAGGACTTGTATCAGCTCCAGCTACTATGATTGCTAGACCGTTTCAAGCGGCCGCAAATCTAGGTGATTATTTAGGTACACAGATGGCGATAAAAGATAATCCAGAAAGTGCCGATGCTATTCGTAATGCAGATAATGAACGAACTCTCAATACAAAAGCAACTGGTCCAGCTGGTATTATCGCCCCTACTCCACAAAACACCTCTGATGTAATAAAAGATGTTGGTCGTGGTGTTCAAACAGTGGCTCTTGGGACAGGTGCTCCTATGGCTGGTGGTGCGGCTTTTGGATTTGGTACATCACTTGAAAATCAAGGTTCGAAGGTATTTACAGGAGAAGGTGCAACAGATGCTTTAACTTCTACTTTGATTGGTATGGGTGCTGGAAAAGCACTTGATTTAGTAGGAAAACCTCTTCTTAATGCAGCTGGAAATGTTATTGGGAAAATAACTCCACAAACACTTAAAGATGTTTCCTCAAGAGGGGCTACAGCTGTTTCTAGTTTTATGGCACAGCATGAAATTGTTCCTACCGCAGTAAAACCTGCTATTAATGCTATCCCTAAAGTGGCTGAAGCGTTTGATAAGGGTGTAAATAAACTTTTTTCTGGGACTGGTGGTGTAATAAAGGGAGCTTTTCAAGAACAGTATCCTGGAATGAAATCTAAAAATATAGCAAAACATTATGAAAATGTTGAAGTAAGCCGACTATTTGAACCAACGAAAAAGACTGATGCTGCTTATCGAAACGCAACAGAGGTATTTAAAGATTCTAAAAAAAGAGGAATTAATTTAGAAAAAATAGCAGCTGATAATAAAATATACGCAAGCGACCATATTACTGATGGAAAATATGCAACACAAGAAGTAGTTGATACACTCAGAAATGAAACAATGGGTGGTGGCCCTGAGATTTTACGCCCTTCTCTAAAAGCAGCTGAACAAGGAGTTGCTCGAGTCCCTGTTTCAGATGTTAGAAATGAAATGATTTATAAGATGGGTAAAGTATCTGATTCAAAACTTTCAACAGAACAAAAGAAAATAGCTATTCAACGTATAAATAAGGAATACGGTGATGGTTCTGTTACATCATCACGATATAAAGATGGATATGGACTTGAAAATTTATACGATTCAAAACTTCAAACATCTTCTAATTTATATAAGGGACCGAAGAACGGTGGAGTTCAAAGTATTTCTGATAACCTAACATCTCAACAGAAAGAAATTGAATCTCAAGTATTTGACTCTTTACTTAGGAAAAATGCCCCAAAAGAACTTGGTCTTGATGCTTACTTCAAAGCTCAGGAAAGTAAATTTGTATTAGCAAACTATCTTGAATCTCTCAATACAAAAAAAGCTACACAAACCATGTTCCAAAGAGGTATGAAAAAAGCCGCTCAACTCGGAGGTGCAACAACCGGAGCATCAGTAGCTGGACCATTTGGAATGTTCTCTGGATACCAGTTTGGAGGAATTGTAGCTGATACATTTGCTAGTGCATCCAATCCAGTTAAAGTTATGTATTTGAAAAGTATTGGCAAAACTCAACCTGAGATTTACTCAATCATGAAAACATTTACTTCAGATGCAGAGGCTAGAGCTTTATCTAGGCAGTTACTTCCGGCAGCTGGGGCAAGTGGAAAAACTTCTCCTGATTTAATGAGAAAACAAAATATGCAAGGTGCGGTTGAAATGGGTTATCCACAAAGACCAACAACTCCTGGTGAGAGATTCAATAACAATAATAAACAAAATCTAAATCGACTATTCAACACAAAGACACTTCCTGCTCCAGAACCTAGAATAATCACTCCAAATACCCAAGGGACTCCAAACAGGATGAGTAAGTTATACAATTCAGGTGGAGACAAGGGTGAGGTGGGGGGAATGAGACAGAGAATTAAACCAAAAAAATAGATATCAAAAAACTCAGCTCGTTATTTTCCAAAAAGGTATAAATGTTGCTGAGTTTTTTTAGTACCGAATGAATACAAGAGAGTCGTATGTGTGTATGCCACACTGTTAGAAATTTACTTCCTTTAGTAACAACACCAAGTCGATATCTCCAGTACTCATTTAAATTATATCCTTTGGTTCTAAAACTGCAAGTGCTAATGAGTTCATTTCACAAGCAAACGATTGAGCTGATCCATTCCTCATTTCATTAACTAGAACTTCTTCGCCTTTCATAACAATTTCTCTTGTCATTTCAATATTTAATTGTTTTGCTACTTCAGATAGAATGACAGCGAACTCAAAAGCAAGTATAACCTTCTGTTCATTGTATCTTACCCAGTAAAAATCGTTCTTTAGTTTATTAAATAACTGTCTCCATGTGATTTTTCGTAATTGTTTCATAGTTATTTCTTTAGGTTGTTAGTGTCTAGGGAGGATTTGAACTTTCTTCCTCTTTTTAGTGGCAACTTAATTTCTGCAATTTCACGCTGAAGTTTTGCTGTTTTTTCTAGCTGAGACTGAAACGCTGGCAACAATGCTAATAAGCGATGTATTTGTTCTTTTGTTTTAATATCTAATGCTTTTTCTTTCATATATTTTTATTTGTTAATTTGTCTTGGGAGAGCAGGTCATCTAATGCTTTTGCATATCCTTGGTTTTGATATATATGCTTCATTGGATTTTCTTTATCTGCTGAAAATGGAGGCGGTGCGTTTCTCATTTCTTCAATTCTATCCCACTCCGCATCCCACTCATGGTCTCCTCCTACATTTTTCACAACCACGATCACGCCATAGATAAGGTACAGTCCGAGGATTAAAAATGGTATCCCTGCTAAGAGAAGTATCGATTGAAAGTCATCTCTGACTATGAGGTTTGTTATGAAGTTTGGCATGTTATTTATGTGAATTAAGGCACTTTACCTTTCCATAGCTCCAGGTGAATAATTTATCTCCGCATGTTTGGCATCTGCCTGTGAGCCATCTGTAGAATGTTTTCATGATCTTATCCAGCTTACATAACCCACCAAAACATAGTCAATAAATATAACTGCAATAACCCCACTTATAACTATTATTATGTACTTCATATATCTTTATTTATCTGTTAATGGTTTGTCTTGGAGGATAGGGACTTAATTTCTACAGTTACAATCGTGTCATTTTTGCTACCACCATGTGGAACAAGAAGTATCCTTTGCATTATGAAACCCCTGTTTATTCCAATTCCCATACTTGTCCATCCAAAACAGATTGCTTTTCCATTTGGTTTTAATATGCGTGCCATTTCTGTCTTGCAATCCCCCCAGTATTTCATTGACGTAGGTTTTGTGTCTAATAGTTCCATGCCCATTCCCTCATAACATTGCTTGGCTTGAGTTATTGAATATGGAGGGTCAAATAAAGCTCCGTCATATTTATTGGCTTCTAATGATTTTAGAAATTGCAGTGCATCCATGTGGTGTGTTGCCTGCATTTCTACTCTGAGGTCGTTTGTTACTTGCGCAGGACTATTCATTCCCGCAAATGGGTCACACCACAAACCATCAGTTACTTCTTCTTTGAGTAATTCAGCAATTGGTTTGATTGTGAATGTCCAACGGTTCGGCATACTCCAAACCCTATCTATTCTAATTTTTGTGTGGACATTTCCCATAGTTTTTTTTGGCTAAATTACAATTGTGGCACAGAACCTGAATGTCTTTTGGCATATTCTTTTTCATATAAAGATACATCTGTATACCCGTTCCGATTTCTTTCCTTTGTTTATTCCCATCGTTATTGATATGGTCTAATGCCAAAAACTTCATTTCTACTTCGCCACAGCAAGTACATTTTCCACCATAATTCGCAACAATACTTTCTCTAACTTTTTTCCTGTATTCGTTCTGATACTTCCTTGCTTCCTCTGGTCTTTCTTTCCACTTTTTACGTTGCCATTCTCTACTCTTTTCTTTTACTCTTTCAGGGTGTTTCTCACGGTAACGTCTTTCTGCTTCTAATTGTTTTAGTCTTTTCTTGTCCATGTATCTATTTTACCATAGCCCATATTATATTGTCAATATTTGGCATTGCCCACTTGCGTTCTATTTGCATATAGTTATTCTTTGTTAGTGTCTAGAGAGGCGAGGAGTTTGTCTTTTGATATAACATCGTCATCTGTTTCATCTCTCCCGGTAAACACATGTTGCTTCTCTATCTCCCCTTTTACCCTCTCCCTTTCTTCTGCTAGGGCTTGTGTGATTTTGGTGGTGAGGAAGGCTTTTATTTCGTTCTCAAGCTGTGTGTTTGTTTTTCTTCTTAACTCATTTACAGCAGTATTAGGTAATTCTTTTGAATTTTTAAAATGAGAAAGTAGTTCATCAAACTCCGCTAATATTTTTTCTGTGTTGGTCATATATTTTAGTAGGTTACTTGGTAAAAATGTTTCTTGTGTGTATAAGTTTGTCCACCTCATGCCTCTCTAATTCATTCTTGATAATACCTTTAGCCAGCACATCACTTGTCATCACCTCTATTTCTTGAAGTGTTGATTTTAGGTGTAGTATTTGAAGCATTGCAAAGCGGAGTTCATTTACTGCGGAAGTTAATAGGTCTTGTTTTTTCATTACTTTAGTATGTTAGTGATAATAGGTTTTAGGTCGTCTAGGTAGTTGTTGCTCTTAATTCTGTTTGCTGTTTTTTCTAATGGCTGTAAATTATTTAACGACCAGCACTCTTGGAACTCTGTATCTTCCGTGTTTTTGTAATCATATAAACTTATTGGACGGATGTGGTCAATCTACTTCTCAGCAACTTGTTCGAGTGTTAGTTCGAGCTTATCTACTGAAACTTGTTTAATGGTGAAGCCATCATTTTGTAGTTCTTGTTTATGATACCAATCCTCAGTACCATTAAATTCATCACATCCTGATAAAAACACTAAATCATTTAACAATCCTAATACCATTTGTTCATTACCATACCTAACCACCACATCTTTCCATTTGAGAGTGTCCCATGTTATTACTGGGGCTACGTAGAGTTCTAGGTGGTCGCCTCCATATTGGTCACCAAGACCAACTACCTTACCTGCATGGTAGGCGGTGAATCCATACATATCACCACTAATCTTATTGATTGTGAGGTAATCAAACACTAGGTCTGATAAAAATTTATGTCCTGCTTTCACGGTTACTTTGTCGTTTACTTTAAATTGGGTCATATGTTTTTAGTTGTTATCTGTTAATGGAGGGGTAATAAGTTCGATGATACACATTCCTCTACGGCAAGGGACTTCATCGCCTGCGATCCACAAATTATTCCTATTCATGCCAACTATTGCTTTTGCTTCAGATAAGGCAACTGGATACCACTCATCTTTTTCAGTATCAAAGTCTCTTAACGCTATAGCTTTATAGTTACCCTTTCTTGAGCTTTTCACTTGAATGACCATGTCTTTTTTTATTATCATATAGTTATTTATTAGCTCGCAATATATTACTAATCTTTTGTGCAGCGGTATAACATTTATTCTGAAAATGTATATCTATCCTCGGAGAGTCATCTAAGCGACAAAGAATTTCAAAAATATCTAGGAATACTTGGTTTTCTTTAGTAGTATTCTCTGTGTTGGTTATTTGTTCATCGTGCCACCCGTCTTCTGCCTCTATTTCTTCTTTACTTTCTCCACCAATGTGGACAGCTTCGTCGTATGTTTTTCTTAGTCCACTGTTTTCTCCTTCAAATATTTCTGATGGTTTCATTACTTTAGTAGGTTACTGATAATGGGTTTTAGGTCGTCTAGGGCTTGATTATAGTTTTCCTTTGCTATGTCTTCAACTTCTGTAACTTTGAATTTATGCACTTTCTTCATCCTATCCATCGCCTCCTCTATCTCCTCTTGCTTTGACTTTAGTAGGGATTCAGCAATAAATTCCTTTATTTCTGATGGTGTTGGATTTTTCCAATCAAAAGTTTCTTTAGTAAAAAACTTCTCATCAAATTCTTTTCTCCAGTCTTTGTTTTCCATATTATTTAATTTTGTTAAGTCTTTTGATGTCCTGTAATGCCTGCAAATAACCCTTTCCAAAATCTATTGATTTTTGTTTGAATCCATTTTTTATAGTAAAACGGTATAATGGAAAGAATTTTCTTTCTGATAATCCACCACCAATATATCCTTTATCTCTCTTTGGTTTTTCGGGGTATATTATATTTTCCATAGGTTTATTCCTTTATCTTTAAATTACCCACCTCAATCCCAAACTTCTCAGCAACTTGTTCGAGTGTTAGTTCGAGCTTTTCTACTGGAGCTTGTTTGATGGTGTAGCCCATTTGTTGTAGTTCTTTTTTGTGATACAAAGCACCCGCAAAATTAAAATCATTACATCCTGATAAAAGAATTGAATCATTTAACACTCCTAGCACCATTCGCTCATTACCATCTTCATTTATCACCACATCTTTCCATTTCAGAGTGTCCCAAGTTATTTCTGGGGCTACGTAGAGTTCTAGCCAGTTTTTGTCCCAAGTCCAACTTGTATCGTCATTTGAATCGTCTTCTTTTGTATTGACATCTCCATCATTAAACACAGATTTGACTTCCAATGTTCTTCCTACGAGGTTTTTCATATTATCATTAGCATAAACACCACTCTCTATCTCCCAAAATTTCTCTTTCACGGTTACTTTGTCGTTTACTTTGAATTTTGACATATGTTTTTAGTTATTTAAAATGTTTTAACTCAACTAATTCTTTTACTACGGCACGATAAAGAAAACTTGGCATCCATTTTGGTTTTTTCTTTACAATTATCCAAAAATTATCTTCTATTTTCTTAGCGTGATTTTCCAGCATTTGACTTGTATACTTTTCTACTATTGTTTCTTCGTGGGTCATAATTATTTAATTAGTTGGATAAATTACCAATGCTAGAACTCCCTTTGCTAAAATATCTCCATCTCCATACCCCTCAGCTTTTTGTTTTTCTGTTAGTTTTGAATATCCTATTTCTCCTGACCAAGTGCTGTATGCTAAATAGTAATCAGTATCCCCAAAATCAGCTAGTGGGCTAAAGCTATTTCCTTCTCCGTCAGACGACATAATAACTAACTTTTCTTGGTCTTCTTGTTTTAACAAACGTATAAGTTCTTTTACTTTCATATATTTATTCAACTATCTTTAATCCAGTAATGTTTAACTTTTCTTCTATCTGCTTGATTGTCATTCTTGTTTCTGGTGTAGGTGTAGGTGTAGGTGTAGCGTGTTTTTGACTTAACGCTGTGATTAGTAGCAATACATCATAGGACTCTCGACCTATGTATGTTTCGGACTACTTGAAGCCTCATCGGCAGGTTATCAACCTTGTAATCCAAAGCCACATTTTTGCGGGCATTCAACGCTTCCAGTTTTCAAAGTACTTACCTATTGAAGAACCTCATTCTGGTCACGGAAAGCCTTACTGTAATCTTGCGATGACTTGCCTTATTCAAAATATATCGGCAAAGCCCAGCGACCAGAGTGAGAGTCTCCAATGTAGTATCAAAGAACTCTAAACTGTACCTAGTAAATACCACACAAAATATACCAGAGCGACAAACAGAGCAATCTTCTCGTTCGGTGTAGCTTCTGTTTTCTTTGAGATAATTATTATTGCCCAAACCCACGATGCTATCATTATTAAACCTATTATTGTTTCCATTGTTTTATTATATTTCTTTTATAAACTCCTGGTAAGCATCACTAATTTCTTCTGCCGCTTTTTGAATCAAAGATTCCATCCTATCAACTTCTCGTTCATCGAACTCCCGGTGAAAAGAAACAACCCTACCTGTAACATTTATTGTCTTCTCATTTGTTCTCCAAAAATCTTCAACTTCAGATACCCCATCCTTTGTCTCAATCCAATCAAGATCACAGTACTCAGGCATTTTACCAGTGAGTTGTTTTAGCATTGTAGCGTAAAGAGTCAACTGGTCGTGTTTTTGAACTTTTGATTGAGTCCAAGGATGTTTTCCAGTTTTATACTCTCGGAAGACATTATTCACTGAATCGTAACTATCTAAATAAGCTAACATAGGAACTCCCATTACTGTACATCTAATTTCGAACTCCGGTTTATTGTAAACAACTAGGTCAGGAAGGAGTTCTTTGTGTTGTCCATCCTCAATCATCTTCGCAATACCCTTTCCAAATCTAAGGTATTTTGTATCCAACTTGTCCGAGTTTTCAAAATATTCTCTTCGGAATCTTTCAGGATTCGACATCCAACAATTGATTGCCGACCAGGAAAGATGAGGTTTTGGTAAAATTAGTTTTTCCATTCTTTTCGTTTCTTTAGAATGGCTACGGCAAGATTTTGTTTCTCATCGTCAATTAATTTTGTAGATTTTTGAATCTGGTCTTCAACAAGCTGTAAGGCTTCCAAACTCATACAAGACTGAATAGCTGAATTAGCCCGTGTGAAAGGAAGGCTCATTACTATGGATGGTACTACTGGGACTACTGGGACTACTGGTACTACTGGTACTACTGGGACTACTGGGACTACTGGGACTACTGGGACTACTGGGACTACTGGTACCACAGGAGCCACGTTACGAGCTACGACAGGTTGTACGCCACCTTCACGGTATTTTGCGAACAAAGACTCGATGTGTGGCATCACAGCCCTCTCAGCAACCTCAATACTCGATGCCTCCACAGTAATCTCAGGTTGGATATTGGCATACATTCCTGTTGGAATGACTGCTTTAACTGTGTAAGTAATAAGTTTGAACTTTGGAGTTTTTACCTTAACTTCTTTTTTTACTGCTACCTTTGGTGTAACTTCTTTTTTTGTAGTATTTTTAGACATGATATTTATTATAATTTAATTTGAGTAAATCGTAGAGATTCCTTCTCTACATAGGTTGCATCACCAGTTGATTCTTCCTTAGCCTTTAGAGCTTTCCATTTTTCATTCAACTCAATAACTTTTTCAGTGTATGTCCAAGTTTTTAGTTTTGTAACGGAGAACTTACCAACGGCTGTTTCAATAGACTCTTCTCCAGACTCAGACATATCTTTTAAGATAAGTCCTCGGAGTTCATCTTTCTTATTTTCTAATTCTTTGATGTGTGCATCAAGAACTGCATATTCATCGTAGTATTTCATTTGGGTTTATTTATGTAATAATTAATAATATCTCGAGTCACCTCACCCTCACCTTTACCTAATTTTTTAGCTAATTCTTTGATGAATTTTTTTTGTTCTTTTGGAACATACGAATTCAGTCGTTCCATCTTTTCTTTTTTAATTGTCATAATTTTGTTATTTAATAATAATATGAGTATACTCCTGTGCCTGTGTCGTTGTCAACTAGCCAAGAACCAGAATCTGTTCTGCAATAATACTAGCTTCCTCTATAGTAATCCCGAGCTTACCGCTTTCCCTTAACTTCACCACATCTGAAATTCGAATCATGTAGTAAGCCTCTGGGAACTTAATCACTAAATATGACGGTAATGGCGGTAATGATGCACAATCGAGTGGTTTTTCTCTACGGTCATCATCGGACCATTTCCAAACTAAACCTTCCTTCTCTGTGGTCTGAAGTCCATCGTATTGATGAATCTCAATTTTACTAAAAGTAAATGTGTTTTTTATAGTCTGTTTCAACTCATAGTAACCGTACATCTTACCTTCCTTTCTTTTTTCTCTAAGATAGTGATTCCATATCGTTTGCCACTTCGCCTCCTTCTTTTGTGGATTCATTTCTATAATCATAAAATAAAGAATAATAGAAGTAGCCACCACAAAGAGTGTCCTGTGGCAATAAGAAATATCATCACTAATAAAATAATAAGTTTAATCATTTTTTTTATGTTACCCACGATTTCATTTCGTGGTGAGTAATTAAGTTTTTTCGAACAGTTTCTGGATATATGTACATCCCCAATCCTCCTCGATCTGCAATGTAGTAGGACTCTGAAAAGAATTGCATCCCTGGCCAGAAAAGATTTTGGTGAAATCTAAAACTGTGTTCCATTGTGTTAAGTAGATATTTTAGGAATGGATGATTAGCTTCTGAACCAATATAACCATTGTTGATATATCCACTTTCTTCAGTAAATACGAACATTCTAAAATATAGAATATCGTCAAAGTTTCTAATAATCTCAGCATCAGCATCGAGATATATACCACCAAGTTCATTTAAGTAATGTAGTCTTAGGTAGTCTACCGCTCTAACCCATTCTTTAATTTCGATACATTTGTTCACATACTCAGAGCCTCGATAGACATTATCGAGAGTAATGTAAATATGTTCATATCCATTTTTTTTACAGAATAGATTTTTTGATTTATTACATTTTTCTACAATCTCTGGAGTTTCATTCTCTGAAAGCCAGATTGTTATAATTTTTTTTGGTATCATGATTTTAAACCCATTTTCTATCTTTAAACCCATACTTCTCTGCTCGCTCAGCATACAGAATATCGTCATGGTCGTGCCTAGGCCCACCATAAGCCTGAGCATAAATATGGTCCATTTCAGCTTTTGACCCAGCCATCATCGGATGATCATGGAATATAACTGCCTTCCGACCAAAAGCATACTTTCCAAGTTGCTCCACCCTAGCCCGTAATTCATTATCACAACCAGTGTGGTAGTAACCTGTGTGAAAGAATTCACCATCTAAGGCAGGAAGTAACTTCTTTGAAATAAGGAAATGTGGAGCAACGTGTTCTTCTCTCCAATAATTATCGTTTAATCCTATCATTCCATCAAGTTCAGGAAACTTTCTAATCATCTCCCAAACAGCTTCTCTCATAAATCCCTTTTGTGGAACCACATCATTTCCAAGAAATAATACGAGTTCACCAGTTGACTCATCAACACATCGCTTGAAAACAGTTGGAGCACCAACATTGTTTGGAGGAAACTCATCAGCTTTGACCACTACTTCGTAGTTGTCGTATTCAGCATTATCCTTAATTGATTCAAGAAGACGGTGAAGTTTTTCGGGTCGACCAAGTGTGGGTATACAGACAGATACCTTTGGTTTATTGATCCATTTGTACCAGACCGTATCAGCAACTCCATCCGGTCCACCGAGTTCTTCGTCCACGGCTTGTATAACTCCAGGCCAACCTGAGCAATAATCATGTCCGCAAAGGAGGATTCGGGCTTTACCCTTCCATTTTTTGATGTCGTTTTTAACTTCTTCATAAGTGTGTCCGGCATCGATGAATACCATATCGACAGAATGGTCTGGTATTGAATCGACTACATTATTTATATCATCGTTGATAATTGTAAGATTTTTAAAGTGTCCAACATTTTTCTTAAATGTCTCAAACACTGAACCGCTTTGTGCTTCTATATGAGCTTCCGGCTCAAAGGTTGAGCCTTTCCAGTGATCTATTGCTGTGACATTTGGACATCCGGATGAAAGTAGTGCGTGAGTTGATTTTCCTTTCCAACTTCCACACTCGATAGCACTCTCCATCATCTTACCTTTTTCATATAAGAACAATTGTTCAGGATATGAGAACCATCCAGCAATCTCTGGAGACTGGTAGCCAAAGAAAAATCCAGTGGCCGCTAAGTACTCAGGATTCTCTCTTTGATACTCAAGACACTTCAAAAGATGTTTTCGTGCACCCTCCATATCTCCAAGCCATGATTTCGCCCAATATAGAATTTGGTGTGGTTCATTAGTGTAGAAGGCTACATTTGCTCCGTAGAATGGGTACCAAGGAAGCTCCAAGGCGGCTGTAGCATAGTAATTCGCTGGAGTGGCTTGATTACGCCTTTGATAGATTTGAGCTAATTTTAGAAGAGGCTCTCGTCTATTTGGCTCAGTATCAAGTGCTCGGTGACACCATGCTAATTGTTCTTCTGGTTTTTCCATAGCTCCATAAATATCAGCTAAGAAAAGCATTGACTCCGCCCTCTCCGCTGGCCACTTATTCATCTCAATATGTCGCTTAAATTCCTTAGCCGCTGACCAAGGTCTTCCAGTCCACCAAAGCTCTCTGGCGAAGTAATGAGAATTTCTATCTTTTTCTTGATGGTTAAAACAATCAATTGCTAAACCTCGTAAATAACCTGTTCGATTTGTTTTTTCATTCTGGTAGTGCTCTAACTTAAATTCAGGTTCTTGTAGCGACTTTATTCTACTTGGATTATTTGGATTTAAATTAGTAACCATCTCATGAATAATTCCAACCCAATTACAAGCAGTTCGGCTATAGAATTTGCTTTGAATAAACTTCACAAGTTCTCCTCCATCCGGAGTGTGAGAAAAAACAAAGTTATATTCGAACTGATTAAATCCTTCTCGTATGTACTGGTCGATTACATCAATATTCATTCGAGTAATTACTTCATCACAGTCCATAGTACAAACCATATCGCAGTCAGACATACTATTCGCTTCATTTCGAGCTGAAGCAAAATCAAAATAAACTTCACCAACTCGAAGGACCGGCATCTCATTTTCCACAACGAATCTGTCATTGATTTCCTTCGCTTGTTCTTCAGTGATTGTATGTTTAAAAATTTCTCCAACTTCTTTTACTCGACATCCTAGCGACTTAGCTACTTCAACAGTGTTGTCGGTTGAACCAGTATCAAGCACATTCACATCTCCACCTCGAGCCATAAATTCTTTAAGAGACTCAATCGCATGTGGAAGAGTTTTAGCTTCATTGCGTGCAATGAGCACAACTGAGAATAAGGGTTTATTTTTTGTTTCTTCCATTTTTTTTGATTTTGTTATTAATATAATTTTTAATTCCTTCCTTCCATGTCGTCCATTGCTTTGATTGAAATATTCCGACCTTCATTCTCTTCTCATTCTTACTTAGCATCTTGCGAGCCTTCTTTACTTTTTGTTTGTGTTTTATTTTCATAATTTATTATTAATTATTAATTATTATATTCCTGTGTCTACACCTGTGTCAAGTTGTAGCATTTCTTGAAAATCTGCCCCGGACATAACCACTTTGTGACAATTTAAATCCATTCCTTTAACTACCAAATGAATATATAAATTCTTTTTCAAATGGTTAGACCGAAGCACTCGACCAAGTGACTGTTCGTAGTCAACGAACTGCCAAGACTTCGAAGCATAGATTACACAAGGGAATGAGGGTAACTCGTACCCAGCTGATATACATGATTGAGCGATAATGATGTGGGGTTTATCGGAAACATCAACAGTTTTTATAAATGTACGGTCCTTAGTAGCTCCTGTGAGTGTAGAGACAGTGTATCCTTCTTCTCTAAGTTCTTTTGCGATTTGATTTATTTGAGCAGTATAGTTTGCGAAGATGAGGAGTTTTGGAAACTCAAGTGCTCGCTCGAGGATGTAATCAATTTTATAAGACTTATAGAGTATAGTTTGATTAGTCATTATATCAACTTTCCCTTTTGACTCTACTTTCTTTCCATACAACAATCCGTTTTCAATTGTTCGCATCCTTGCACTTCGTACACGGGGGTCAGCTTCTTGAGTCGATAGTCGTTTTAGTGCAACCCTCTGCTCTTCACTCAGTTCTATCTCAACGGTTTTATGGGTCTGTTCCGGAACATCAAAGAAATCATTAAGTGAACCGACATAACCAAAATGTTTGACCAAACGAGCTATATCATCTTTTAGTTTGTCGTCTTTTTTAACTATCCAAAAATTTTTTATTTTTAAATAATATTTATTTCTAAAATCAAAAAAATTCCAATTTACTCCAAAGAGTTGTGCAATGGCCCAGAGATTCATCGGTTTTGAAACTGGAGTAGCTGAACATAAATACAATCTTTTTGGTGGATGCTTTTTAAGATAGGAATATACTGCTTGAAAAATTTGAGAAGTTTTTGGAATTTGAATATAATTTCGTTGTACAGTGTCGGCTGTAACACCAAAAACTTTATGACACTCATCTATAATAACCGTATCGAATTCTGGTAGTAAGTCCCAATCTCTTCGCATATCTTCTTTACTAATTACTTTCATATTTACGACAATATCGAATTCCTTAGCATTTCTTTCCCAAGTCAAATCATCCCGACCCTGCTTCAAACAAATAACCAAAGTACTACCTTCAGCTAACTCTAAGCCAAGTCTGGTTTTTCCTACGCCTGTGCCAAAAAACAATCCTTTCTTTTTAAAGTCATCTTGTATTGCATTTGCCTGGTATTTATATAAAGAAGGTATTTTATTCATCATTAATGTTTTCTTTTAAAATATTCTCCAGCTCTTCCATACCAACATTCCTATATGTCTCACAAAATCTATTACGCTTCTGAACAGTTACAGTCATTGTGGTGAAATATATATTCATCCGGATGGTACTACTTTCATCCGGAATAAAAGACATCATGTACGGATTCTTTTGTTTCCCTAAATCAACCCATCCCATTCCCTCACATAGTAATTTAATTTGTTGTTCTTTTTCCATTTTTTATTTCTTTAATCGTTCTTCTTATAATATCCAAATCCCTACTCCTTTGTTTCTGACACTTAATACACACAGCTTTAGAAGCATTTTTATTTCTAACCTTCTCGCACGGATTGTGGCACCTTGAGCAAATTGTCATATATTTTAAAAGTCTCGGAATTCAGTTATTGCCTTCCTTTCTTTCGACCATTCATTTTGAATTTTAATTCCAATGAACCTTGATACCCCATGACCAGACGACCTCTCTTCATATCCGAATGAACCGTATCGAGTCCCATAGGCTCTCATTTCTTTTGTGAAGACAATGTTGCCTTTGAACTTTCTACCGTCCTTCTGACAGTATGTTTTGTACTCATCATACAAATCTCTACCCACAACCTCAGCAGTCATATCTACTTCTACACACTCAGCAATAAATCCTTCGACAGATGAATTTTCTTGTCGGTACTCAGCAAGCATTGCTACTTGTTCTCGAGTAACTACGAAAGCTCCGTTGTCTGATAAGTCCTTAGCACCTAGAAGCATCCAATTTAAAATACCTGACAGTTCTTTTGCTAACATTCCAAAACTTGACCGAAGGGCAGTATTAGGATTGTCTCGAAAGTTATTTTTGAACTGAATTGCACAAATTCTGCGTTCAGTTGCTGTCGATGTATCATCCACTCTGGGCATTATATTCACAGCAAACACAAATTTTGCTTGTGGTCTAAAAGAGAATTGATCCTTGTATTTAATGTCTATAGTCACCTGCTCTCCGGATATAAGTTTTTTCAGTTTGTTTGATTGATAGTAATTTCCGTGAACCTCTTCGATTATATTAAGTCGCTTTCCAATTAATCCTTTCATTCCGTATTGACCATACAATCCCTCTAAGTCAATATGTGATGTTGAATCTGGCCCAACAACCATGGCAACTGTATCAATAAAAGTACTCTTGCCATTTCCACCATCTCCAACAAGGAATAATGCCTTGTCATATTGCATAGATGATGATAGACAGTAACCACAAAACTGTTGCAGTAATCTGCTCTTCTCTTCTTTTTCAATGCCTTCTGTCCAGGCTTCCATACAACTTTCCCATATCGGACACTTGGCTTCCGAGTCATACTCAACAGGAGATTGAATCAAAGACACAAAATCTGGATTATGTGGTCGCAACTCTCTTGTGTATATATTCAAAAGACCATTCTTTAAGTTCATAATAAAACCACCATCATTTGTAATTACAAGTGGAGGGATGATAGATAAAAGACACGCCACTTTGTCTGCGACATTTCTCTTGGTCCTGTATCCCCATAACATGTCATCATAAAGACTAGTAAGAATTAAATCGGAAATTTCTAAGTCACTCACCATTTTATATACACCATTTGAGTAGTTAAAAACAATACCTATCTCATTCTTTTTTATATATGGATATCTATTAAGTAGTTCCTGTTCATAGTTAGTAAATCTAACCTTGTCATTATCCTTCTTTTGTTTTGCCACTGCTGTATAGGCATTTTGTATTTCTTGAGACTCCTCTGTAGTTATGTTGTGAGCGATGATCTCATTCTTGTATGAGTAGGTATAATTATTAGAATAAGCACTGTTAATTGTATTTATTATTTCCTGCACTCCACCAGGTTCTTTCTCCATGCCATGCCACCCCACGTCATTAATATGATTAATTGCCTTATCCTTCTTCCATCCGGCCTGTTTCATAAGTGATGATGTAATGACTAGTGCTTGATTTCTTGAGCCTGGTAATACAGTACCTTCTTTTCCAGATATCAAAGCATTAAAACTATCTCTTTCGTCAATAGGAAATTGTTTGTTTACCCGTAAAAAAAAGTCTTTCTTTTCATCCTGAGCATACTTTTTTAAATGGTCTGACTGTGCCTTGTCAACAACAGTAACAACTACTTCTTGTATCGGAAAAGTCTCTTCAACTTGATCCATTGAGTAATTTTTCGCTACATTCTTATGTATTCCTTTTATCTTAAAAGCACCATCCGTCCCATCAATATAAGATAATCCACTCTTCTTCCAGTACCATGAGTCCGGTTGTCTTAGTATTCTAGGAATATCTTTCACTACAGGATCAGCTTTTAAATATACAACTAGAGACTGTTCAATCTTTTCCCATCGTGAACAAGTGGAATTCCATTCATCAATAGTTAAATCCTCTTTCGCAATCGGCTCATCAAGTAACCAATATAAATGGTATCCGTTCTTTGTTTCAAGTATAAAAGTCGGCTCAAGTTTCTTTTTTATGTCTTCTAACTCATCGGGATTTTTTCTACCGTCTATATCTACAAAAAAAGCATTGAGTGATGAGCAATTTTCAAGTTTAGCATTTGGTGCATTATTAAATCCATTCACTGTAAAATACGCCTCGTATCCATTCAAATTTAAATCATCCCGTCTTTCAATTGACGATACTGGAGGTCTTCCTTGACCTGTCTGATCTATGTATCTATAAACGTGACCAGGAAAGTGGTCCAAAAATAATGCGTTCTTTTTTACCATACAATTTGTAGTATTATATTCCCAACAAAAAAACTGTAGCGATGGACAGGAGATACTACGCCCCTTTGGTCGCTACAGTTTTTCGGCTGTGAATATGAAAATGTTTGTGTAGTATGTTTGTCCATGAAACTATTATCTTACAAAATGCTCTATACTGAAATGTGCATAAACCTGTGGATATGTGGATAACTTTCAACTTGTGAGCTGACGGTTGAGATGAACTTTCGTTCAGTGGAATCGAACCACGTTGGTACCTTGCTCTTCCAGAGCCTTCTCAACCGCCAACCAACAATGTTGGTCGGTATTTCAACTAAAAAGGTATATCTTCCGGATTGATTTCTTCCGGTGTCTTTCCAAAATTATCATAATCTTTTTCTGAACCATTTTGAGTAGATGTAACCGGTGCTTGAGGCACTTCTACACCTTCAAGTTTTGGAATTATTGTCGTTGCTACCATGTTGTGTAGGAATTCCAATTGTTTTGTATCATCCCATACCAACTGCCCTTTCACTGTTACTTGTTCTAGCCCCGGTAGGCCATTTGGATTATCCCGGGTATAAGCATGTTTTAACGCTTGTCCGTCCTGATTAATGAATAATGATGATTTATTCTTTCCGTCAACTTCTCTTGTTGATGGTGATACTTTCATCTCCTTAGTTAGATCTACATTTGGCAACATTTTGAGTAAAGCTGTCGCAAAACTGTTAGAATAACTTAACTGCAAGTGATAAACTTCTCCTCCGTCTTTAAAAGAGAATATCCAACTTTTTCCATATTCTCCGTCTTGAGTCTTAATTCCCACAAGTTTCCCGGTGAAACTGTCGTGAAAAATCTCATGTACAGTCTTCCCTACTTTGTTAATTCTAGTAACTGCTCCTTGCGTATCTTGTGATACACGGATACAGAAACGACCACCCAATATCGTAATAAAATTTCCTTCTTGTCTATTGCTAAATCCCATTTTGTTTGTGAGTGGATTACCACCATTTGTTAGTTATAAATCTCAAAATAATTTCTGAGATAAGGTACATTATATACCTCTTTTACACCTGTGCAAGTGTCAACACCACTACAACACTATTTACTGTCTGTTGCAATACTTTTTTTTTACTATTCAATAATCCATAGAACGAATAAAATAAATACTACAATTCCAAATATAATCCATGTCATATAATTAATTAGTTAATGATAATAATTTATAAACTACTATTGCAACTCCTGCGATGATTGTTATAAAGCCAACCCACGCATAGAATTGTCTCAACTTTGTATATTCTTTTTCTCTTTTTACAATTAATGTTTTCATGTTATTTATTTTTTTATTGATTGATAATTTTTACTGCTTCAATCGCTAATAGGTCAAAGTCTTGCTTAATCTCTTTTGTTTCTTCTACAATAGACAAGGCTGAGTTTTCTGGTAATTCTTTCATGTGGTACTGTTTCCATATCTTCATAAGTTGCTTGAATAAGTTACTATTTATAAAGTAATGTTTCAAATCGTTTTCTTCATGCTGTCCGCATGACTCACTACTGAATAAATAGTCTACCCCGTCCACTTCAACCTCATTATCAAATAAAGAATTGTCAAAGCCTGCAAGCTCTCCATCTATATCAATCACATGATCAATCCAATCATTAAGGCCTAGCGTTGTGCTGTTGGCCTCCACAGCCTGCTTCCATTGATCCTGATCAAGCATTTCTTCACACTGTGTGATTGCATCTTCTCTTGTGATAGGTCTAACAGTGAAGCCGGACATGGTAAACTCATTATATCCGTTGCGCTTTCCGTTAGTTGTATCAATCTCCAAAAAATACATTCCATTATCTTGTGTTATCCCAGCAAGTAATTTTTTTTTCATGGTTTTATGTTAACTATTAAGTTTACTAAGTTCAATCGTCCAGTTGCCGGATAGATCCAAGTGGTTTATCACCCAGTGTCTTGCTTCAGTTGCATTTTCAAAGTTTTTTACTATCTCACGTCTTAGTAATTCGCTTGATATGATGTATGTTTGCATATTAATTTTGTGGATTAAATGGATCGTCTGTATTTGTAACGTCATAGACTGTGGTTATTTGCTCGTCTGTGTCGCCTGTTTGATAATAATGCTCTATGTTATTTGCTTTTATACCTGCAAAATTTGTTGTAGCTATTTCTTTTGCAATATCCTCTGTATAGGCTAGCACGTCTACTACATAATTTGTAGTGATTGTAAATTCTACTTTGTATTTATTCATGTTATTTGTTGTTAGTTATAAATTATCTAATGCCCACACTGTTTTAAAATTGTATCCGGTACAGTGTTCTGATAATTTTATCTGTACATCATCACAATAAGTATGTATTGACTTCATTTTGTCGACCTCTTCAATGTTCTCTAAGTCAATAACCCAGCGTTTACTTTCTTCTCTAACCGCCCAATCAATACACTCCTGTATATTCTTCTGTTGCTCTTTGTCATAAGAATAAAAGTCTTTTGGTTTCTTATTTGCCCAATACAATGCAATGTTCAATTTATTTCCGAACATTATTTGCCCGTATATGTGAGATGTCGGACAATTCCATTTTGTATCTAGTATTTTATTTGTATCATGATTTTCTCTAGTTCCTATCGCTTTTACACTCCAACTTCCACTCCGGCTATCCCGTCTGATATATTTATCGTGAAAACTATCATCCACAATAACTTGGCCCCCACAAAGACGGTCATTTTTACTATGGTACTTTAAAAAGTAATATATCTTATCGTCTTTATGTATCACTGTTGCTTTGTTGTATATTTCTATTGACATGTTATTTAGTTAATATTAATCTTCATCCCGTTGTCTTTTGCTATCCATAAGGCGTTTATAATCGCCTCATAGGCTGTCCGGCCCGTGGATATATATCCGCCTCCATGTTCCTTATCGTTTATCAATGCTTTATACACGTTTCCAATTTTATATATTTTCATGTTAGTTTTTAATTAATTAATACCCACTCTTTGCGAGTCTTTGTGTTGCCTCATAGCCTCCAGCGCTTACTCCGGTGACGTTTTCTTGCATGTATTCGTCCCCGCCTCCATTGTTTATATTATAAAAATATCTTTTCAAGTCTTCTTTAAGTACGTCCCACTTCTTCTGGTCCGCTTTTGTGAGTAAAGACGGATCAAAATTGTTTCCCGTTTGTATACTGCCTGCAATGCCTCCTCCTAGATAGTTTTGATAAGCTCCAGCGGTTGCCTCCTCCCCGGCCTCTTCTATGGCCTCCAGGCTTTTTCTCGATAATAGCCCGGATATATCTACTTTCAAACTGCCTCCACGGTATGATATATCGCAATTGATTGTATTATTCTCTATATATTCGTTGTATGTTATTTTTTTCATGTTGTTTTTTAATTAATTATATTATCGCTTGATTGTTAATCTATGATGAGCTTTACTGGGACTGCATATACTCAGTGAGTTTAGTTTTTGTAACAAACTCTGTAGCTTGGATATGTATATGTTATCCCTGATAAAACCCACCATTTATTATTTTATTATTGTATAAATGCTACATTACTCTCTACTATTTCCAACATGATAGCCTCCTGGAATAGTTTTGTTTTTAACTCTTTGCATACTTTCACGATTAAAGCTGTATCATTATCAATCACGATCTCTACTTTGAGAGTCTTTTCTTTTGATCCTTTCCAGAACCCTATAATTTCATAGGCACTAAACCCATCGAAATGATCGGATATGATACTAATAGCTTTTTCACTTTCTAATTCATGAGTAGCGTTGTTACTTCCTATATATATGTATGCTTTTTTCATATTAATTATTATAGATATTTTTTAGTAGTAATTATTTATATCTATATATAGAGTATATTCCTATTATGTGTCAGTGTCAACACATATTATATGATACAACATTAATATACATATATGTCAATTATTTTTATACATATATATGATTAAAAAATGGTGATTTTATTTTCTAATGTAGGCTATGGAATTGTGCTATTGACATAACGCTAGGGACATGGGGGCACAGGGACATTGATTTTTGTAAACTTTTCTAAAAATTAAAATATTATTTTACAAAATACTTTTATTTTTGAAAAATCTATGTCCCAAAAGGCTAAAAAGCCTTAAAATACGGCTATGCTTAGCCTTATAATGTTGGGACATAGCCTTTTTCAAGGTTTGTCCCGTCCTGTAGCGTGGCTAATAATAAGGCTAAATCGGGACATAGCTTTTTTCAAGGTTTGTCCCTGTGCCCTCATACTTTTGAGGGTTTGTCAATAGTAGAAATTAGAATATATGGCTAAGAATAAGGGTATAAGTGGGAGGGGGGTCACCCCTATCGTCATACCCCCGGGTATATAAATATAAAAAAGTACCAGTACCTCCCCCCTCTAACCCCCTTAAATGTGAAAAAGTTCCCGAAATGACACTTTTCTATGCCCCAATGTCCCGACTATGTTGTCAAGGGTTTAGAATCTAATGTAGGCTATACAATTTTAAAAAAAAGAAGTATCATTATTAATATGAAAATATCAAGAAGAGGTTCTTCAATGAAACAATTAGCGTACGCTAGAAGGGTGTGGGGAGCTAAAGGAGAGGATAAAAAAACTATCGCTTTAGATGTGGGATATGCCCCGAGTGTTGCTAATTCAATTGTTTCAAAGATTGAATCAAAACCCGGCTTTAATAATGCTATGGCACGACTTGCTTCTGACTCAGGTAATTTAGCGGTTGCAGTTATGTCAGAATTTAAGGCTAGAGGATTAGAGGACTTTACTAATAAAGATTTAGTTTCTGCTTTAAATGCTATTGCTGGTGCATGGGACAGATTTAATAAAGGGATGATGGAATCGACTAAACCTAAGGATCAATCGAGTAATAGGTTGCGTACTCTGGTATTGCAAAAGATTTATAATCAGTCACCTTTACCCGAGGATGAAGTGCTACCGCCAGTTGAAGAGATTAAGGAGGTTAAGTTAGAGGATTTAGATTTTTAAAATATGACAAATCTCGTAGCTGAACATAACGAAAAAATAACGGAAGAGCTTATTGCGAATCCAGAGCTTATTAAAAATAAGAGATGGAGGATGGATAATTTATATTGGATAATAACTAAGGATGGGAAGAAGGAGCCTTTTAATATGAATCGGGCACAACTTCATTTTTTTGAAAATTACTTATCTATCCCAGGAAAGATATACCACAGGCACGTTATTTTAAAAGCGAGGCAACTTGGGTTTACGACATTTATTGATATTTTTATATTAGATGAGATTCTTTTTAATACGAATAAGGAGGCTATTATTATTGCTCACAAAGTTGAAGATGCTACTCAGATTTTTGATAAGAAAGTAGACTTTGCAGTTAGAAACATGGCGGCTGATGTTAAAGATGCGTTCTTTAATATAAAACACAACTCAGCGAAGAAGATACAGGTGACATTAGACTACGGACCAGAGAAGGGTTCGACTTCTTCGATTACTGTTTCTACCTCTGGACGTTCTGGAACATTTCATCTTGTGCATATTTCTGAGTTTGCGAAGATGTGTATACTATTTCCTAAGAGAGCGGATGAAGTGGAAACAGGAACTTTTCCAGCGGTTCCTTTTGACGGTTTTATTTTTATTGAAAGTACTGCGGAAGGTATGGCAGGGAGGTTCTATGAAATGTTTCAAGAGAGGTGGCTTACTCGGGAGAAGATTACTCCTCAACTTTCTCAAGTGCAGTTTCTCCCACACTTCTACAACTGGCAGTATGATGATATGGAAATGAAGAAGATTCAGAATACTATACCAACTTTGGAGATGGACGAGTGTGAGATTGATTGGACTGAGTACCAGTCGGAAAATAATCTTACGGATTTAGAGATAACTTACTACTACATGAAATGGCAACAGCTTGGAGGAAAGGGTGGTACTGATGCTGTGAAAAAATTGAAGCAGGAATACCCGACTACTCCAGAGGAGGCTTTTCTATCAACTGGGCAATCTTACTTTCCCATTGCTAAAGTGGCTTCTCTTCTTGCGAAGGTGGAACACGGAATAAAAGGAGAACTATTTACTGATGAAAAAGGTGAAGTTAGTTTTATGGCCAACTCATCCGGGAACTTTGAAATGTTCGAAAAGCCGGAAGTTGGGACTAGGTATATTATTGGTGGGGATACTTCGGAGGGTCTAGCTCACGGGGATGCTCAGGTGCTCTATGTTATTAATCATAAGACTGAAAATTGTGTAGGACTTTACCGGTCACAAGTATCACCAGATGAATTGGCTAACGAAGCATATAAACTCGGGAAATTTTATAATTGGGCTTTACTTGCTATCGAAGTAAATAAAGATGGACTCTGGGTCAACGATGCTTTAGAAAAGATGGGGTATGTAAATCTTTATGCTCGGAAGGTCTTTGACGATATAACTCAGAAGATTACAAAGTTTTTTGGTTGGAAGACTACCTCCTCTACACGACCATTCTCATTAGCGGCATTGAAAGCGGTCTTTCTTAGGAAGAATAGTGGGTTTCCATCAGCACTCCTTAATGAGATGTTTACTTTCATTCGAAATGTAAAAGGTAAGCCAGAGGCTATGGATAAAAAAAAGGATGATGTGGTGATGGCGGCTTCTATTGGATATGCAGTTCTTCAGGAGCAAGGTAGGTATATTGCTGATGTTCAAGGAACTGAAGGTTTCTCACATTTGAAAGTTTTATTCGGAGAAAATCAGTAAAGTTGACAACTTAATTGTGTTTTATTTCAAATAGGTATATTATTTATGTATAAAATTTTAAAAAATAATGGCAAAATTAACTCCAGAAGACAAAATTGTAATAGATTTCGTTGAAGAAAAGAAAAAAGAGATGAAAAAGAGCCAGTATCGAGAAAAATTCGATGCTTTATCCTCTGAAATTTCAATAAACTTAGTAAACACAAGTGTTTCTTATGGACAGAAGTTGTATGAGAAGTCTGGTTGGGGTTCTATGATGTTTTACAATCGTATGGCTAATGGAGCTTACGATATAAATGTATATCCTCAAAAGTTAAATGACCGGGACCAAAACCGTTCAGGTGTTCCAGTTTCCCAGGAACCAATTGCTTTCTCAAAAATTATGATTGCCACCTCTGTTTTGGCTGGAAAACTGCCTGATGCGGAGGTTTTTGCTGATGATAAGGTCTATGCTCGAGCAATGTATGAACTTTGGAGAAGAGGTTGGGCTCTTTCTGGTGCGAATGGTGAAAATACTATGATGTTGGTGTATCAAAATCTATTTACTTATGGATGGGCGGCATGGCGTGTCTATCCACGAAGAGTTCAAGTGAAACGAAAAGGAGTAGACAAAATTCTATTCGATGATATTTACCGCGAACCATTAGATCCTACTAGAACATGGGTTGGAATAGGATTTAACCAAGGTGACTATTGGTCACAAATGGAGGTATATTACGAAAGAGATATGCCAAAGTCAGAGTTCTATGAAAAGTATCCCCAAGCTAAAGACAACAAATCTAAGTTGGAATACTGTTCTGTCTCAGATGAAGCAAAGCAAGAGAATGATGAAAAGACTAAGACAAGTGTCACTATTGGTTATTATGAGAACGTACTATTAAATCGATACATTGTAAAATGTGGGAAACTGCTTATTTACGATGGGGAAATGCCAAACGATGAATCTCATGGCTCAACTATAATTGTCCGATGTTTTACTAAAAATCCAAATGACCCATACGGAGTTGGTCTTTATGAAATGATGCGTGGAAATACTGCTCTATTTACATATATTAACTCACTTAACGCACAGCAAGTTGAAGCAGAAATCTTCCCTCTTCTTTTCGGACCTCAAGTTCAGAACGGAACAGCAACATATAAACGTGGACCGAATATCGTAAACCCTAAGACTCCTGGTTCAACAATTGATATTGTTCGAACAACTGGAAATGTCCAGCAAGGAATTGCTTTCGCTGACAAACAGAAGGAATCTATAGAGCAGAACACTGGAGTAAACAATATTGTCGCTGGACAAAACGCTGAGAACACTCTTGGTTCAACAGTGATTCTGAAAGAGGCAGCATACAACCGTCTTACTCCTCCAAAGAATTCAGTTATGAATGGTCTTCAAATGGATGCACACATTGCTGCTTCTTGGATGATGCAAACATATACAGTTGATAAAGTTTTTATGATTGATTCAGACGAAAACCTTGCTGAATTTACAAAACAGAATCCTAACTACTTTGTACAATCTGAACAAATTATTGGTGATGATGGTATTCCAAAAGGATATGCAGTTGCTGCCTCTCCAAACCTTAGACTTAATTTTGACTTCACTCCGGAGGGAGAAATCATGGACAATGTTGAACCTAGAACAATATCAGCAAAGAGTCTGTTTGATGAACTTGATGCTCATGGACATAAGTCAGCATATCTTGAGTTCGTTATTGACGGTGATTCAATGCTCCTTCCATCACTTGAGATTCAGAAGCAGACTTTTATGGCTCTCTTTCCAGTTATCACAAATCAGATTACTCTTATTTTCTCAATGAGAAATCAGGATCCTGAAGCCGCTGCCTCACAATTAAAGGCTCTCGAGCAACTCCTTAACATCCAAAGACAAAACATATACGACTTTATTTCAAAAGCAGATTATGATGCAATCATGGCGAAAATGCCTTCAATGATGCAACAACAAATGATGCAACAACAAATGATGATGGATGCACAGAACACTGCGATGCAAACAGCAGCTGGAGGTGGATCTGGTGACATGGAATCTTCTGGACAAAAAATGTCTCAAGATGGAACTAATCCAATGCAACCTCAAAATCCTAATGAAGTCCCAAGACCACAATCACCAATGATGGGAGCTGTTGATGCTTCTATGGGACGGGCCGCAAACCTTCCATTCTTTCCTGGATAATAAAATAATATGAAGATATCAGATATTTTTAACTCAGTTGGTAAGGGAATAAGTAATGCAGTAAATGCTATACCTTCTCGCATGTTAACTGAACATTATGTTGCTCCTCCAGAACCAGTAGTTAGACCAAGAGTTGTATCACCTGAAAAGATACCAGATGCTATTCGTTTCCTTGAATCAAATAGAGGATTATCTCCTAACACTCCGAGGAATCAAGGTAGGGTTTATAATATTCCTGCGGCAAATCAAAATGAGCAACCAAGAACAGTAAATTATAATACAGGTTATGGAGGGGAATACGGTCTAACACCAGTGGCCCTGGCTGAATTAGCTAAGTCTCAAATAAATAGAGAAGCAGATCCTAAAACTTACACAAAATATGGTGCCCCATTAACTCCTGGTATGGATATAAATAGTATTCAAAAAGAACTTACGTCAGTCGAAGGAGCAGGAAGACTTTCACAACGATATTTTAATAGTAAGAGAAAAAACAAGGAGAATTTTAGTCCTGAAAGTCTTGCTAATGATTATGTTGATTATTATGTAGGAAAAGGAATGATACATGACACTCCTAAAAATAGGAAAAGAGCATTAGATTATTTTAATAGTATAGTTGATTAAAAATATGGAAAACACACAAGATGTAACAATGCAACAAAAAGTAGTATCCTTTGCAAATAGTGAGCATTATCAAGGAGCTGTTGAACTTTTAAAACGCTCTCTTACTCAAGTCATGTCACTTGTAGGAGAGACTGAATTTAAAACAGTTGTAAATGCACTAACCGTAGAATTTGAGACAGCTCTTGTACAAAGATTTGTTGTAGAAATTAATAATATTAGAACAGGTGAAAATCTTAATCAACCACTATGAGTAATAAAGGAGTAAAACTAGATAAAGGAACATTCACTATAGAAGTGAAATATTCAGATGAAGCTATAAAAAAGAAACTTATAAAATTCACAGTAAAACAAGGTGATGAAATTGTGCTAACTGCCGATGAGTTAATCAGTATGTTAGTTAATCAGGTGAATTCAGAAGTTCTTTCAGCTTCGTTTGTTGAAACAGATAGAATAAACGTTGTCGAGGTCGGTCGACAATTACAATGTGTTGTAGATAAGGATTTAAAAAAAGGTGAAGTAATAAATATAAATTATACTCATCCCTATCCTATCGAGTTTGCATTAATTGAAGAGGCTTGGAAGATTGCTCAAATCAAAAAGGATACGAAAGTAACCGAATTGACCGCTGAGTATATTGAAAAAATAAAGAGTCAAATCAAGCCAGATATGCAGAATTACATTAAAAAGTTTTATGAAGGATTTAAAAGTATTAACTTAAATAAAAATATGGATGAAGTAAAAAATGAAGAGGTTGTGGCAGTTGAACCAGAAATAGTTGAACACGTTGTTTCAGAAGAAGATGTTGTAAACAACCCAGGTGAAGGATTGGTTGAAGGAGAAAAAATTGGTTTGGTAGAAGAGTCTCCGGTAGTAGAAGAGTCTCCAGTAGAAGAAGTAGCTTAATTATTATTTTAAAATCCCTCCCGTACGAGGAAAAGTACGGATATCAAAATGGCAACTGACAAAGAGTTATTAGGTGAAGAACTTGCTAAACAACTCGCAGAACAAAAAAGATTAGAAGATATTGAGATTAAAGCAAAAGCAGAACAAATAAAAAAAGAAGACGAAAAAAAGAAAAAGAATAAGATTGTCCTAAAAAATACAGCAGGTGATGAAATGGACAATCTTGATTATTTCTATTCAACCACTGGTAAAGATACAGCTCCTGCTTTTTTCACAGGTGTTTGTGGAAAACCAGTTGACCGTGAGGAATTGATTACAGTCTTTAATAAGATTTTCAAACTAAAGGATGGAATTCTTTTCTATAAGGCAGGTGATAAGGAAGTTTATATTATAATAGTTCCCTTGAAGCACGCATCAACTGTTGGTGCATCACACAATTCAGTTGATGGAGAATTTCAAAAACATGCGATTTCTTTCATCACAGAAGGTTCAGTTAATTTGGATACTCTCCGAAATAAATTGACTCGGGTCGCAAGTACAATAAAGATTTCAACAGAATAGTCTTAATAGACTCTTGTGTTATTTATCGTAAAGTATTATTATTAATATAACCATCGTCACCACCCACGATACGGGTAGGAAAACTATATGGAAATAAAAGATGAAATAACAGTCGATGCTGATGAGGTTGCTCTTGATAGAGAACTAGCTGATTCCATCGCATCTGTCCAAGCTGGAAAGCCTTTAGCACCTGAAGTGCCTGAGGCACCTGAAGTAAAAACGGAGGATACTCCGGAAGCACCTAAGGAGGAGCAGACCAGCGTTGCTCCAATTGATGAAACTGAGGATAAGGGATATGAGTTTCGCATACCAAACAAAGGGAAATTTGAATCTGACGAGTCATTTGAGAAGCGAATTGAACTTCTTGATCTCGTAAAGAGGCGAAAATCAGCCATTACTCCTGAGCAAAAACAGTCTCTTTCTGAACAAATTCAAACCACTAAAGGTCAACTAAAAAACCTTAATGGTAATGAAAAAATTATTAATCCACTTAATCCGGTGGAAAATACTGTTCAACCTGAAGAAGACCCAAGTGTCAAAGCTGACCGAGAACGATTAAAAGAACTCGGTGGAGTCACTAAAGAGGACATTCAAGAAATTATCGCTGACCGAGAAACAACTGCGAACGTAAAAAATACTCTTGATAGTTTTGTTCAAAGACATCCAGAATTAAAGGATGCTGATGTGCGAGAAGTATTCTTCGACTTTGTTGATTCTAATTATAATTGGAATGGCAAACAAGGGAAAGAACTCATGACAGTTCTGGAACTAGCTCGAGAAAACATGTTCAAGCCATCTGAAACAATTCAAGAAAGAGTTTTGAAGGGAGCAAATGTTCAGGAAAAAATCAACGCAATGCAGTTCCCTGGTGGAACTATTGCGAAAAGCGGTTATTCTCCAGAAATGCGTAAGTCCATTGATGAACTTAAAGCTGCTGGTATGTCTGAAGAGAAAGCTCTGGAACTTCTATCGGATGAATAGTATTGACCACCTTAATATGATATGTCATTTATACAAGCATATATAAAGAACCCAACACGTTCTATCTCTATGCAGAATAAGGCTTCAGCAACAGTAACAACATCCGGCAATGTCTTAGACTTGACGGCTGGTCTTGCTGTAGCAGCAACTTCTGCCTCAACAAGAGATACAATAATTGGTGTCTCTAATCAAACAATCTCAGCTGCTGATGCACTTACACAAGTGCCATTATTTGATTTGTTTGATCAAGACCTTTGGGTTGCAGATTCTACAAATAACTCTGATGCGACTCATAACGGTCAGGCAATGGTTCTTGGTGCAAACGCAGGACTTGTGAACAACACTGGAACAACCAGTGCTGTAGGTGTCGTTGTCCAGGTCGGGACAAAGGGTGTAGCCACTGACAAGAAAATTCTTGTTAAGTTCATCAGTGTTTAATTAACAGCTTAATTTTTAATAAAATATTTTTATGGTAGGAACAATAAATGATTACGCTGTTATAGTAAACAACGTACTAAAGACAATCGCTCCGAAAGTATCGCCAACAGTTCGTGAGGAATACCTAGATTTCATGCACAAAGTAGTTGATAGTCAAAGAATCTACTCTGATACAGGAGTCACAGGTCTTGGAATGGCTGAAATTATTCCAGATGGTGGAGTTGGAGCATCTGATGCACCAATTCAAGGTTTTTCAAAGAACTACACACAGATGCACTTTACAAAGAAAGTAAGATTGACATTCCAGTCAAACTTCTTCCTTTTCGAAGGTTCAGCTGCTAAAATAAAAGGAACAGTAAAGCAAAAAGTTCTTGATGGTAAAAATGCAATTACACATGCAAAAAACTATCTTTCACAATCTTTACTTGCTCAAGGATTCAATACTTCATTCACATGGACACCTATTAATGCAGTTGGTATTGCAACTCCAATTTCAACTCTAGGTGCTGATGCTGTTGAGTACTGGTCACAAGTTCACCCTATGGAAGATGGTGGTGCTGCTTGGTCTAACGTAATTGTTGATGGTGGAACATCATCTCCTCAATTCACTTACTCTTCTCTATTGGCAGCTCGAAGACAGCAATCTTTGAAAAAGGATGGTCGTTCTATGCCACTTATGTCTCAACTTGATACTCTTGTAGTTCGAGCTGGGTCAACAAGTGCTCAGTACGCTAAAACTATCAAAGGTACTATTGATAAAGGTCTTGCTCCTCAACAGACAAACCTATTCAATAACGCTCCTGCTACAGATACATTCAAGATTATAGAACTTTCTCCTTATGAGAATCTTGCTATGACTGGTCTTGCATGGGGTATGTTTGATTCAAAAATGATGACAGAAGATTACGGATTCCTATACATCGAAGCACTTCCAACTAGAGCAGAACCTGCTGTTGTTGACTTGCTAGGTAACCAGGACCTTGTATTGAACTTCAACTGTCTTTCAGTTATGGGTGCTTCTGACCTTAGAGGTTGGATGTGGTCAGCTGGAGATGGGTCAACTGTTTAGTCAACTCACTGAGTACCTGAGAAATCGGGTACTCAACTGAGGGGATTATTAAAATAATTACAACATAAAACTAAAATGTTACAAGATGCACATACCAGAAAAATATCGCAACCAATAAACATAGCTCCTGTCGGTAATACAATTGTCATTGCTGCAAAAACAGATGCGTGGATTTATATTCATGAACTGATCGGGGACTTATCATCAGCAGGTACTCTTAGTATTTATGCAGGAACTACAGAACTTGCTAACTTTGCTCTTGCTGACGGTCAAGGTATTACTGAACAAGATGAGCCGGGAGAAGATAATCGTCCACGTTTTGAATGTAAGCCTGGAGAATCTTTTAATATAACTTGTACTGGAGGTAATTTTATTGGAGCAGTTCATTATTCATATCGTTACTAAAAAACATGAACCCACTTCTCCCAGAACAACAAAAACAAATTGATTCATGGGTTAGTCAGAGGGATTCTATACTCCTTGATATTTCTATTAAACGAGAGGAAAGTGCTAAATTAATTGAAAGAAATAAGGAACTAGCCTCATCTAACACTGAAATTGCTGATAAAATTCAACAATCTGAAGGTCGTCTAATTGAATTATCTAAAAAAGAAACGGAAATGGCTGGTTTTACCACTATAGAAAATTCTGAATTAAAAACTGAAAAATCAAAACTCGAAGAAGAAGTTTATAGATTGAAAATAAGTGAATCACATTTAATTTTAAGAAAAGAGGAACTTAATGCAGATATAGAAGCTATTACAAAAATCCACGAATCAGTCCTTAAACATGTTGGGGTAATAGAACAAATTGTTGGAGAGACTGTTAAAATTAATTCTCAAAATGCTAGAGAGATTAAAAACATATTAGTAGAAGCTGGAAATGAACTGATAAAAATAATTGAAGTTGCTGAAAAAAATGTTGAAGTAACTAATAGAGCTATAGTAGAAATTCCACAAATTATATTAGATTTGCATAAAAGTGTATTAGAAAGACGAATTATTAATAAGCGTAAAATTATATAATTATGTCATATCTCGCAAACACAGCTGGAAATCCGAATGATTTAGGATATTTTGCAACACAAGCAGCTTTAGTTTCTGCTTATCCTATTGCTGTACCTGGAGCTTTTGCTGTTGTGGGGTTTACTGACACTATTTGGGTTTGGGATGAAGATACAATGACATGGGTTAACTCTGGACAGTCCGCACCTATTGGACCGACAGGATATACTGGCTACACAGGTTACACTGGAGCAGGTACAACTGGCTACACAGGTTACACTGGAGTAGGTACAACTGGATACACAGGTTACACTGGAGCTGGAAACTTCACAGGATTTACTGGTTATACTGGTTATACTGGATACACAGGTTACACTGGAGCTGGAAACTTCACAGGATTTACTGGTTATACTGGTTATACTGGATACACAGGTTACACTGGAGCTGGAAACTTCACAGGATTTACTGGTTATACTGGTTATACTGGATTTACTGGTTATACTGGCTACACTGGACCAGAATCAGTGACACCATCTAATACTGTTACCCTTACAAATAAGCGAAACCAACCTCGTACAAACTCAACAACAACAACGGCGACTCTTGCACCAGACCTTGGAACTGCCAATGTTTACTACAGAACTACTCAAACAGCCACTCTTACAGTTTCTGCACCAATAGGAACTCCTATTATCGGAGAGACAATTTCAATCTATGTAGACTCTGTTGGTGCTCAAACACTGACAATCAATGCGACTTACAAAGCGTTTGGTTCAGCATTTCCTGCGACAACAACAGCAGGTAAGACATTTATGATGGTGGCACAATATTCGGGTTCAGAATGGCTTACGACTTGGGCAAATAGGGTATAATAATATTATGAGAAACACTCGCACACACATAAAAGTAGGTTGCAAAATTTGCTCAAAAGAATTTGGTACTACACAAGACCGAGTAGATAATGGGCGTGGCAAGTATTGTTCTCGTAAATGTTATTCTGTTGCATGCACACAAAGACAAGGTTACTGGAAAGGAAAAACACGAAGCACTCCTTGGATGGTCGGTGAGAGTAATACCTTTTTTGGTAAAAAACCTTGGAATACAGGACTAAAACTTCCAGAGATGTCTGGGGAAAATCATCCAAACTGGGTGAAAGATAGAACTAAGTTAAGTACAGACAGAAGACACGCCTATGACGGTCGCTACAAAGATTGGATGAGCAAGATTAGATTGCGGGATAACTGGAAATGTAAAATGTCCAACAAAGATTGTCTAGGAAGAATTGAAACGCACCATATTCTTTCCTGGAGAGAACACCCTGAACTTAGGTATGAACTAAATAATGGTATTACATTATGTCATTTTCATCACCCCCGTGCTTTTTCTGAAGAAAAAAGATTGGTGTCGGTGTTTCAGGATATTATTAGCGAAACTTCGGTCTGTCAATTTAACGGCACAGATTGGAAAACAACTTGGGCATCAGCAATATAAATATGAAAAAATCAATTCTACAAATAAATAGCGGAATAAGAAACAGAAACTTCTCCTATTCAAAAGGAGTATGCAATTTGTCTTTTACTTTACGAACAGATGTAAAAATTGAATTGAAAGATTTTTTGGAACTACTAAAGGTCGCAACGAAGGAAGTGGAGGAAGAACTAACTAATAAATAAAATGGCAACAGCAAAAGTATTAGTTATTGGTGGAGGTGGTGGAGGTGGTGATGGTATAGTTGACAGTGGAGGACAAGCAGGTGGAGGTGCTGGTGGTGGTCAATTTACATACGATGCTACATTCGCAGTAACCGCACAAGCCTACGGAGTCACAGTTGGAGGAGGGGGAGCTGCTGGAACATCTGCTGGCTCTGGTACTACTGGAGATAGTTCTGTTTTTAGCACTATTACTTCAGTTGGTGGTGCTGGAGGTGGAGGTGCTGCAACGAACGGAGTAGCTGGTGGAAATGCTGGAGGAGGAGGAGGAGGTTCGGGGAGTTCGGGGTCAAGTGGTGGAACTGGAACACAAGGTGGTGGTGGAGGTGCAAACTCTACAACCCAGGGTCGTGCTGGAGGAGGAGGAGGTGGAAACACAGGCGCTGGTTCTTCTGCTACTAACAACTCTGGTGCTGTTGGAGGAAATGGTACTGCTAATTCTATAACAGGCTCTTCAGTAACATACACTGGTGGAGGAGGTGGTGGTTCTAATGCTTCAAATAATGCTGCGGGGGGTACTGGTGGTGGTGGTACGGGTGCTGGTGGTAATCCTTCCATTGACGCAACCGCAGGGGAAGCAAATACAGGTGGCGGAGGAGGAGGAGCTTCTAACTTAGATAACTTAGGAGGAGGAAGTGGTAGTCCTGCCGCTGGTGGTTCAGGTATCGTCATTGTCGCTTACACAACAGCAGATTTCGTAGGAGGACACACAGGAGGTAATTCAACAGGTACAAATGGCTCTGAAACTTGGGTAAAGTTTACAGCAAGTGGAACATTGACTTTGATAGCAGCTGCTGCAAACATCCCAGACGCTAGAGTATTCTTTATGTAAAAAATATATGAAACTTTTTGAAAACTTCCCAATAGAATTTATATACGGATTCATTGCAATAGCAGGTGGTGTTGCGAGGTATCTTAATCAATATACTCAAAATGGTAAGTTTCGTATCGGTCTATTTTTAGCATCAGGATTCGTCTCAGGTTTCTCAGGATACATGTTCGCCCTGCTAGGTCAATCTTTAAATCTACCAACCGAAATGCTGTTCATAATGGCAGGGGTCGGAGGCTTTACTGGGGAGCAAACAATGAAGTTTTTACTAGAATACGTAACAAAAAAACTAACATGAAACTCATCAAACCATATAAAAACGCATCAGTAGACCTTATTACAACGTATTACAATCCTATCCATAAGGCGATAGATTGGAAAAGTAAGTATGGTATGCCTCTGGTAGCCCCAGAAGACGGAATAGTTACTCGTATACTTGGCGGAACATATACTCCAAATGACACAATGCCTCTAGCTCGTGGGTATGTGATCGAGATCACTTCAGGAGATACTCGTCACGAATACTGGCACATACTACCGTATACACCTGTTCTGTTAGGTGACACAGTAAAGAGAGGTCAGATTGTAGCCTACATGGGAAACTCAGGTAATGTCCTTTCAGGTGGGCATTATGTACCAATAAATGAACGAACCCAAGCCCCTTTTGCAGGGACACATCTTCATCAGAATATGATTATAGACGGTGAATATCTTAATTCACTTTTATACATGGACTTACGAGAAGAGCCTACCTATACAATTATGGATGAATTATCTGCAGCCTCAAAGACTATGAAGAACATAGCAACATCATTAGTTACATAGAGAATAGCTAAGGTTGAGAATCCAATTCTCA